AGAACTGGCTGACGCAATAAGGAGATTATGACATGGCGATCACGCAAGCAATGTGTACTTCTTTCAAGCAAGAACTTCTTGAAGGGGCGCATAACTTTAAAAACTCAGGGGGCGATACTTTTAAACTTGCCCTCTATACTTCATCTGCATCATTAGATGCAGCTACAACAGCTTATTCTACTTCAAACGAGGTGAGTGGCACAGGTTATTCCGCTGGTGGTGGTACACTCACACGAGTAGATCCTACTACAAGTGGCACCACGGCGTTTACAGATTTTTCTGATTTAACGTTTTCAACGGCAACAATTACAGCAAACGGTGCGTTAATCTATAATACCACAACAGGTTCAGGATCAAGCACAACGGATTCTATTATTGTGTTGGCCTTTGGTGGCGATAAGACATCAACTGCTGGTGACTTTACTATTCAGTTCCCAACAGCGGACGCGAGTAACGCTATTATCCGTAT